TTCTTCTTCATCATTCAAGGCAACAAACTCTGTATATGAGAAGCTGTCAACCTTGAAAATGGTTTCTCCCAAAATCGTCAAACATTTTCCAACAAGCTCATCGTCTTGTCTCTCTTTTGTGAGAACAATCGGCTTTCCCCAAAGTTGATGCTGGAGAATGAATTCTGCTTCTTGAAAGACTGTTATGTCGCATTCATTCTTTTCTAGAATGGAAGCCAATTTATCTGGCAAGTTGCTTGCAATTTCTTCTTTGGTTTTTAGAGCCGCGACCGTTTCTTTTCTTTGAACTTTGGAGCGGTTCACTTCAAAAACTTTGTGAACGGCATTACAGTTTGGACAAACAGCAAAATGAGAAATGAACTTCTGTTGTTGACCTTCAAGTTCTGAGAAAACGGGGAACTTGTGAAATGGAGGATTTTCCATTCCTTTGAATATTTGGAGAATACAGTTGCATTCAACAAGATGCTTTACATAGGTTCTTTCATTAGACATGCAAACCTCCAAAGAAAAACAAAAGACAAATTGCCAATAGGGCAATAACAAAAAGAGCTAAGAGCACTCTCTTTTTTATTCCCCTATCATCTGACTTGACAGTCTTTTCGGTCACTCGCCAGGTTGCGTGGCGTTTCCCACTTTTTTTCGACTTGTCTTTGTTTGCTCCGCTAGATATTCATCTAGATGAACCGAGACACCTTTTTGAAATCCGTCAACTCTCGTCAAGAACGCGTGATTCATTGCATCACGAAAAAGGTCAAGCACTCGTGCTAAATCTGCTCCCTCAACAGGAACACCTCTTTTGCGACATGAAAGAACAACGTTGTCTACTGACCATTCAACGCTTTCCTTGAGAAGTTTTCGAACTTCTTTTTCAATCATGGTGTCAAGTTTTTGTCTATCCATACAATCTTTCCTTTACGACGGGCATGTCTGTCAGCGATTGCAGATGCAGCCCAGCTATCAGGCTTTAGCTTAGGTTCAAAACCCGAAGAAAGTACATATCCATAAAGCTGATCAGCCAAAGAAGATGTAAATTCTTTCTTGTGGGCAGGAGAGACGTCAAGATGAACTTCTGGAAGAATGTCCAACTTTTCAAAAAGAAGTGTTGCAACTGCAATGGACTTCGTTGCTTCATCAAACATACGAAGCTTTTGAGCTCCCTTCATTTTGCGGCGTTCTTCTATTTCTCCCGTAAAGAAGTAAGTTCCTCCCTTTCCGGGAGTGTAAAGTCCTACAACTGTGATGAAGTTATAGAAACGACCTTGTGTCTGACTGTCTGTGCCAACAAAAACAATCATGTTATCATTGTGCATCTTGGCACTCTGAATTTTGTTGAGCATCTCTTCTTCAGTCACCTTGCCGACGTCCGGCATTTTCCAAACTCTCGTTTCCATATTCTACTCTTCACTTTCTAAATCAGGCTTTTCTTTCCTTCTTACATTTTGATATGTGTTTGGTTTCGTTTTCGTTCTAACTAAGAAGTTAGATTTCACGTACTGACACAGGTAGTCGCGACACATATCAGGTCTTTTGTCATAGATCGTACACATACCTGAATTTACATTCAAAAACTTACATGCCCATCTTGGTCCGAAGACTTGGATGCGCATCATTGGGTATGATGTTTTTTGTTCGAAGATTTTATGTCCATTGAAGTGATTTACTCCAATCAACTTTCCTTCTTCATAATCGATAACTATATCATGCCTTGTTACATTAATTCCTTTTTTTCTAAGCCAGGAAATTGTTTTCTTGATCCACTTTTCATCTAAAGGACCAAGAATGTGTTCGAGGTCATCAGGGTCAAGTGTGCAACAAGCTGATTTTAGTCCTTCATGTCCGCAGCATTTTGAAAGACATGTTTCCATTGCCACTTCATCTGTGAAGTGTTTTCGTTCGCTATTTGGAACGGGTTGCCATTCCTCGGTCCTGTTTAGGTGTAACACAGGAAGGTAGTATTTTTCAACCTTTCGCGAAGGATTTTCAGTTTTCTTGATTTCTATTTTGTTCTCATCTTCTTTTTCATCCGAAGATAGAACGTCGATAGAAATTGACCCTGTTTTTTTGATGAACATATTTAGGTGCCTAATTATCCTTACTTCAAGAGGAACAAAGAATGTCATCCCTAAGAAAAGAATATAAACAGTATAAAGAAAAGAAGAATGAAATTGTTAGCGAGGCTGCAATTTCATGGGTTGAAGAAAATTTCATCCTCATCAACGAAAAACTGAACAGGAAAGACGTCAATCGCCTGATCCAATCAATCACAAAGTTTGAAGAGAAGTTTGGAGAGTTTTCTGATAGGCTTCCTGCCATTCGAGATATTCTTGATCAGGCACAGACCGGATTGCAACTTGTTGTTACAGGAAAAGCATCAGACACAAGAGCTTCTGATCTTTTGAAAGAGTTGTCTGTTCTTTACAATCTACTTTCTTCTTTCTTCTCTCAAGACTTGCCTGTTCTTCTAAAGATGCACATGTTTCGTGACGCAAAAGAAAATCCGACTGTTCGTCTTGATTCACTCTCAGGAACTTTCGATACCAAATCAGTTCTCGCCGCTTTTGAAAACTCTCTTCGTCCATCAAAAGATGAAATGACCATGTACAAGAGAATTTACAAGAAAGGGAAGTTGCCAATGGTTGATGCGAAAGTAATTGCTTCTAACCTTCTTGCTCTTTCTTACAGTGATTTGATGCAACTTAGTGGCGTACAGAAAACCCCAATGGTTGTTACTCAAGATGAAGTTGACGGAGTTGTTGGAGAACAAAATATAAAACTTGAACCAAAGAAAGCAGAACTTCAAATTGGTGAAGGTGTAAAAAAAAAAGTAAATGAAGAACTTTTGACCGAGGCACTCAATCCTCAAAAACTAAACAAAGTAATCGAACTAACTTCCAAAATCAACGAACTTCTTGGAAAGAACAAAACACTTTTTCCAAATGTCTCAAAGTCTCTAAACAACTTGATTTCTAGCATTAGAAGAGGACTTGCTCAAGAAGGTGGAATTGGGCAAGCATTGGCTTCTTTGGTTGACAAAGACGACCTTTCTATCAAAATCAAACAACTCGAACTTTTCTATAACACCTTCAAACAAATTCAAAACTCTTGGGAGCAAATCAAACCTCTTTTTGAAGACGGAGAACTTTCCTCAGCAGAACTTGGACAAATCCAGGCTCTTTTGAACAAGGCAATCTCTGGAAACTTCTTGAATAAAATCACAAATCTCTTCAAGGTAAAGCCTTTTGCTGGACTGGAACCAAATCGAATCGTAACGGATTTGATGCAAACAATCACAAACATTCAACAACAAAGCAAAACACCAGAAGAAAAAGCCAAAGCTTTTGCGGTTCTTGATGGTGTTCTTGCAACGAAACTTCCAGACCTAACTTCTTTTACTCAAAATCCAAAAGAACCCCAAACTTCAAATACAACAACCTCGAACATTCCAACTCAAGGAACCGAGGCAACTCAGGCAACAGGAGCAGGAACAAAGTCTCCAAATGATGCTAAAGGAGTTGCAACTAAGGCAAAGTCTATTTCAAAAGATGGTTCACTTAGTGACGTAGAAAAGAAAATCGCTCAACAACTTTCAAATCCAAAAAATATGGAAGCAGTATTGAACGTTCTGAAAAAAGCTGGATATAATCTCACACAATCTTGACAAAAACATCTGAACAATAAAGTTCAATCATTTGTTTACCAGAAAAATATAGGGCGAGGTAGATGTTCAACAACGGAACGTCACTCGCCCTTTCTCCTAGATAGCCAATCAGAGCCATCAGGACGCGCTGCAAGGCTCGATCCATGTTTGTTTGGCAACTTGTCTGTCTGTATTTTTGAAGAGCCTCTGAGAGGTTTGTGGTGCCCCAGGATTTCAATGACTTGATAGTTCTGAGTTGAATATCAATTTCCGTTCTTAGATTTTCATTTGAGATTTTATCAGTGTTTGGAAGACGAAGAACCACAGAAGAAGGGGAGAATGATTTTATTCTCTTATCAATGAACTCTTGAACATCTGGTACCGAGTTTTTTCTTTGTTTGATCATTTCTTGAAGGCGTAGAGATACAGCCTTCATTGAAGCTGGGTTTACAATGCTGGTTTCTCTTTCTGTCAAAATGACCATGTCAACAACCTTTAGGTCTTCCCATTTTGTCATTGACACTTTTTGTCCAGTCAACGAGGAGACAATGTCACTATTGCAAGCGTAAGCAATGTCATTTACAACATTCAAAGCTTCTATTTCAGTTGGAATTTTTACAGGAAAAACTCTAAGTCTGTTGAGGTCAATGTTGTGTTTCAGGGTGGCAATGATCTCTTCACTAAAACCTTGAGCAAAAATAACCATTGGACAACTTTCTTGCTGACTTTTCAATAGAAGTTGATCAAGTTCACCAACGGTTTCGATGATGCCGTCCACAATCAAAACTTTAGCGTCTCGTAGCTTTGTTTCAATCTGTCCTTGAAGAAAGAAGTTGTAAGTTTTCAGTGGGAATCGAAATCCTTCACGATATTCAATGACATACTTGTCAGACTTTCCATCTTCTACAAAAATGCTTCCTTCCAAACCAGCCATCTTCAAAGCTTCAAAAATAGAAACTCCAAGACTCCTATTTGAAACATTCTCCAAGATGAACTTCTCAAGATACTGTTCTGTTATACAAGAAGCGTTGTCTTCAAGAATTTGTTTGAAACGTTCCAAAGAACTATCCCATTCTTTTTTCAGTTCAACATGATTTATTGGAAGCGTCTCTTTTGAATGAATGAGTGTTTTATAGAGATTTGTTGCTGACAGGAAAGTCAAATATGAACTGCCACCAGCCATCTTTTCTGCTTTGAACAAGGCAGAGAATAGTAGGTTGTAGAACACTTTTTCTTCTCTTGTGTTTGGATGTAAAATGTTCGTAAAAAAATGATAGCTTTCCTTAGAAAGCGGTACAAGATTTTCACTTATGAGATTTCCAAACTTTTCATAATTTGAAAGTGTCTTTTCGCAAATTCGTAGAAGCTCATCATTCAAGGTTTCTTTATGTACGACAGAAGTAGGCATGATCAATACTTAGGAGTATCACTCAGTTCAAGAAGTTGTATGAACAAAGACGATAATCAAAAAGATAAAGACATTAGAGAATTGATGTCAAGTATCAAATCTAGTATTGAGAAAGCTCCCGCTCTCAATGATGGATTCGATCGTCTTGTGAACAAGATTGGAGAAATCCAAATTCAACAAAAAGAAATGCAAGCTCAGCAAAATCGTCTTGAAAAAACAATTGACGAAGTTGCTGAACAAGTTGATCATATCTCGGATTCGATCTATGAACCCGATAAAGGTTTGTATGCTCGCATCAAGATCATTGATTATAAAGTGCATGGACAGAATGAAGCACTGAATGATTTTAGTGAAGATATTGGAAAATCTTATAGATCCATAAAGGAAAACTCTGAGAAGGTTGATAAAATCGAAGACAGAGTTGATACGCTTGAAAAAGAAAACAGTGTGCTGCTGGGTATTACAGGAAAAGACCATGAAGATTTGCGAACAACAATCAAACATGGTAAGTCTTTCACAAAAATTGCATGGGCTTTCGTCTTAGCAATTGTTGGTATGGCTGGCAAGTTTGCATACGAATACTTTATCAATCGTTGAGGAAAATAATGAACAAAAAAATGGTATCGAGACTTCAAGAATTGGGATTTGATCCCAATCGTCCAATTTCAAAACATGAACTTCTACAAGTTGAAGGAAATAGAAACCCACATCCAACTCCACAAGTTTCGCAGAACGTCGAAACAGAAGTGGAGCCGGAGTGGGCTTTGTTTGTTTCGCCACCTTTCGAAATCAAAAAAGAAAAGTGGAATGAATATGTTGAACATTTGAACAATCCGGAAGAAACACAAGAAAACACTTCCGGTGAAGAAGTGAAAGAGTTGGAAGTAAAACCAAAGAAAGAAACTGTTTCTAAAAAGCCAAAAAATGCTTTGAAAGAGATAGTGATTCCTTCCAAGGAAAACGTTCCAAAGAAAAAGAAGAGTAAAAAAGAAGAGTCTTGATAAAGACACGGAGAAATGATATGAAAAAAGTTTATGTTCTCGATACAAATGTAATCCTAACCGACCCTGTTTCATTTGAGAGCTTCGAGGACAATGAGGTAATTATTCCTTTTATCGTCATCGAAGAACTTGAAAAACACAAAACAAGAAGTGATGAAATTGGAAGGAATGCTAGAGAATTTTCAAGAAACATATCGAAATATCTCGAAAAGGGATTTGATTTGAAGAAAGGTTTCAAAACTGAAAAGGGTAATGGAACAGTTAGAGCACTTTCTTCAAATGATTTGCAATATCATTTCAAGCAACCATTAGAGATGGATGGAAAACCCGATAACGTCATTCTTTCCTTGGCAAAGGACTTGATGGCTAACAATCCAAAAGAACAAGTCATTCTCGTTACTCAAGACCTTCTACTTCAAATCAAAGCAAATAGCGTTGGATTGAAAGTCCAAGGATATAAGAAGAACAAAATCAACGTCGAAGAAGACGGATTTTATAAAGGTTTCCGAGTAATCACAGAAGGTATTGATCGTGAAACCATCGACTATTTCCACGAATGCGAGAAGAATGGTGATCCATTAGACTTCTCGGTTGGAGAGGAGTTGTATCCAAATGAGTTTGTGCTCTTCAAAGATGAGAAATCTAAAGCAAGTGCAATCCTTCGTTACAAAAACAAAAAAGAGGGATTTTGTCTTGTAAAAGAAAGCAACATGCACAAACTAACTCCTCGTAACAAGGAGCAAAGATTTGCTTTGGATGTACTTCAAGATCCAAATGTAAAACTTGTTACCCTAACCGGCAAAGCTGGAAATGGAAAAACGATTCTTGCTGTTGGAGCAGGATTGGAGCAGGTTCTTGATAAGAAATATGAGAAGCTTGTTGTTGCTCGCCCAATGATTTCAGTTGGAAAAGAAATGGGTTTCTTGCCAGGTTCAGCAGAAGAAAAAACTATGCCCTGGATGATGCCGATTGTTGACAATCTTCACTTTCTTTTGGGTGGAAAGAAACGTTCAAGACAAACAGAAATAACGATTGATTTGCTCATGGAAAAAGGAACGATTGAACTTCAACCAATTTCTCTAATCCGAGGTCGCTCTTTTCATAACTCCTTCATCATTATTGACGAAGCTCAGAACTTGACGCAACACGAATTGAAAACAATCATTACTAGAGCTGGTGAGAATACCAAAATTGTTTTGACAGGAGACGTTGATCAAATTGACACTTTGTCTCTTGATGCTTACAACAATGGTCTTTCTGTTGCTATTGAAAAATTCAAAGAATATAACTTGGCAGCACACGTAACTCTATTGAAGGGTGAGAGATCAGAACTGGCATCGCTTGCTGCGGATGTTCTATGAACTGATCGTGGATGTCATTACATGACATATTTATCCGTACTTGTAAGCGGAAAGTATGCCAACATCTGAAAGTCTCAATAGAACCATAGGTCGTAATCCTAATTTGTTTAGGAAGACCTATGGTTTTATTCGTAGAAAACCCGACACATACACATTTGTTGATGTTGGTTCGGGCACAACAAGATCATTTGATTTCCAAAAAATTGTAAGGGATAGAGATTTCTTCGTTGTTGACAATGGCGGAAGTTTATTTGTTGCGGCAACACCAATTACAAGCTCTCCTGAACCTCCTCCAACATCTTCACTTGGAGAATATGATGAAGGTATTGTTTCATTCAACTTCACAGACAATGAATATCAAGCCTTCAATTTTACTTTTTCTTCAACACCCTACGTTGTTTTCTCTATTGCAGAACCAGCCGACCAACCAGACATAGAAGGTTGGGAGAATATCATTGCTTATGGTCTTTCTGTTAGCACCACTGGTTTTGACATTGGAACCTCAGCACCATACGCAGGCAATATCAGATATCGTGCAATCTACTCTACAACTTATCCTGTAGTGGTGACCAGTTCATTTACAGGAAGCGCCTTCATGGTTTCAGCAAATGCTGTTACGGTATCTGGAAATGAGTTTAGCATCCCATACACAGAATTAACGTCTTCATTTAGTAGAGTTTTGTTTACAGCGTTTGATACTCTTGGAAATGGAGATATCGATGTTCAACTTTCAAGTTCCTATGCAGATGCAGACAATGTTATACTGACAAGCAGTGCAGAAATTAATAGTCCAATACATGTATTGGCATTTGAATAGTTATTGGAATAAACATGGCATACGATTTCAGAGCTTCACAAGTAAGAACCAATAAACTTATTACGTCTGGTTCAACAGGCACTCCAGCAAAGTTGCTGGTTTATGATATTTCTGCTGATGGAACCCCGGCAAACCAAGGTAATATCAACACTGCAATTTTCAATACAAGTTCTATTGGAGCTGACACATTTATTTTCTTTTCCGGTTCGAAAGGAACAATTGATCAGTCAAATGGTGGTCTTGTTGTCTTTGGTGGAGACACAAAAGTTTCGGGAACGATAGCTGTTGCGGAATCAAACGCTTTTCTTGGTCAGTATTTTTTGACGTTTTCCAATGTTCCAAACTTGGAAAGTGAAGTTGTGATCGGAATGGCAGAAGTTTCTGACTATTCAGTAGGTTTGATTACAGATTTGCTTGTTCGAGCTGCAAATGTTGGGGTGTCTGGATCTGGCGGAAATTTGGAACTTAGAGCCGGTAACGCTGGTTTGGGACCTGGCACAAGTATTGGATATCAAGGTGGAGATATTGAATACTACGCCGGAACTGGAAACAGTCCAACAGCAGGAAATAAAAAGGGTGGTACGGGCGGAAAGCATTATTTTGTTGCTGGAGACGGAGGAAACCAAGATAATTCTGGTTTTGGAGGCGGCGGAGGCACAGGTGGCGGATTTGAATTCTATTCCGGTTTTGGTGGAGGTACCGTAGAAGGTGCAGGAGGTTCGGGAGGCAATTTCTCGTTCAACTGCGGAAATGGTTCCGGTGGTCCATCTGGTGGACAAGGTGGAGGCGTTGAATTTTATACTGGAAATGGTGGTGCCGGAAGCACTGGTAACGGTGGTGCCGGAGGCAATTTCTATGTCGAGACTGGTGATGGTGGTGATGCTGGAGCTAATTCAGGACCAATTTATGCAGGTGCCGGTGGCGATGTATCTTTCTATCTTGGAGATGGTGGAAATGATGAAAACACTGATGAAGTTGCTGGAGCCGGTGGTCGATTTGTTGTTGTGGCAGGAAATGGAGGCAGTTCAGATTTCAGCACTCATGGTGCTCCTGGCACAATTTCTTTAGCAGCTGGTAATTCATTTTTGAGTCCTGGTTTTATCGAACTGAAAGTTGGAACAAAATATGATGATCCTGACACATTTGTTGCGGAACGATATGGAACGATTTACCTTACAGACAGATCAGATCAAGTTGATTCTGTCTATAACTCCGCCAACAATGATGAATTTTTAGTAGTTTCAGGCTCAATAACTTCCGGTTCTTCAGCAAGGTATGCTTCATTTAGAGGTTCAATTAAAACCTCCGGAGCTCTTGCATGGGCAGATGATACATACATCCTAAAAGATGGTAACGATCTAAGATTTTTTGACACTTCAAATCCAGGCGGCTACACTCTTACACAACTTGCTGCAACTGGTGGTGGTGGTGGAGGTTCATCTTTCCCGACGAGAGTTTCTGTTGGAAACTATACAACAGTTACTCAGTCAAACTCTCAAACTGTTGGGGGAAACTATATTGTATCTTCAGAACATCAATCTGGCTCTATCCTAATGAGATCCATTCTAAGCACAAGTGATGCTTTAAACACAGCACATCTTCGCCTTTTCAGTATAACAGATGGTTATTATCTTCCAATTGGAGGTGCAGGAGTTTTTGAATTGAATACAACAAGTACAACTCCAACTGTTCTTACTTCTGCAAATCTCAATTCAATAATCACTTCAAGCATTCTTGTTGAAGTTCAAGTTTCTGGAACAATTGGCGGAGGTTCTCTTGCGATTGTTCACCATAACTCTGATTTGATTTTCAGCTCATGATCAAACGACCTTTATACAGATTTAGATTAGCTGCGAGTGGAAGCAACTTTTTATTCACTGATGCCTTTCCACCTAATGATGCGATCTTTCCAACGGTGATTGGATTTACAAGTGAGGATCCTTGGATCGAGCCAAATCTTACTCCTCCCGTAGATCCCGGACTAAATCCTGATGAAGCATCGAGTGCTGCACTTACATTTTGGATGGTTGGAGATGATGCAGAAGTTACAGGAAATGTCATCTCGTGGACACCAAGAACCGGAAGTGTTTCTTGGGTAAATACTTCGCCATTTGCATTAGTTGTAAGCGGCTCAAGAACATTTGTTTCAAAAAGTGACAGTTCATATGGAATTGCTGGACTCCAAAATACCTATCTTTCCGGTACAAGTGGCGGTTCGTCGTGGCATGTGTTTTATGTTGGAATTCGACGTTTGCCTGCAACCGATTCAAATCTTTCTTGGTGGACAAATCATAGAATAGTTGGTGATTCACCAGGGTGGTGGGGTCTATATCACATGTTTGAAGTGGAGACAGTTGTTTATGGATTTACATGGCTGAGCACTGGACAAAGAGTTACAGCATCGGTTGGTTCCATAGATCAACCATTCTTAGTTGAATTCTATCGTGATGTTGCTGACTCTAGAGCTTATGTAAGAGTAAATAACAACACACCTGTATCTGCAAGTAATGTTGGTTTCAACAACTTGAATGCTGTTGATATGAGAGTGTTTGATGAAACTCTTGGAGAAGTTGGAGAGTTGGTAATTTTCAACAAACAACTAAGCACTCAAGAACAGACCAATATTAGACAATACTTCAATGCAAGGTATGGAATATCTGTCTAATTTGAAATATCAGTCAATCAAATTTTGACTGTAGTTTGAGGTAGTGGAAGATAACCAATTAGAGCACCAGTCCTAGATTGAGGTGATGCTCTTGAGAATGATCTTATTCATATAGTTTGAGTGTTATTCAACTCTCCTCTACTCTAGATGGATGATGCAAAAGTACATCCACCTATTCTCAAAAATGATTGATGAACACGGCATATCTTTTCTTCCTCTTCATTCAATCAACGAGGGGAAATGTACTTGTGGAAATGAGAAATGCATTTCCCCAGGAAAACATCCAAGAATAAGAAAATCTTGGAAGAAGATTGCTTCTTCTGATAAATCTATGTTGAAAACTTGGAATGAGAAATACGGAACAACGCTAAATCTTGGCGTTTGCACAGGAGAACTTCCTTCTGGAAAGCACCTTGTTGTTCTTGATTTTGATACAAAAACTCATCCACTTCTATCGAAGCTTCCAAAGACCTTCAATTACAAAACGGGTTCCGGAGGGCATCATTTTTGGTTCTTTTCAAAGAAGCAAGTCAATAACTCAATCTCCGCAATCGCAGAAAAAGTTGATGTTCGCGGAGCTGGTGGTTATGTTGTTGTTCCACCCTCCAGACACCGAACAGGTGGAGTTTATCACTTTCACGAGAACTCTCATCATGAAATAGCTGAACTTCCAGAATGGTTCTTTACAGAAAAGAAATCTGGGTCGATTGTTCGACAAGGGACGGGAAAGCAAAATAAGCCACTTGCTCATCATTGGGCAGGACTTTCCGTTCCAGAAATTCGCGCAAGACTTGATCAAGGCATCCTTATACCAAATGGGGTTCGCAACACCACAATTCATCGATTACTTTCTTCTGATCGCGCAAAAGGTGTTCTTTATAAGAACGACATGTGGACCAATGCTCTGAAATATCGATCTCTTTGTGAAGAACCTTCGACTATAACAGACAACGAACTTAGTCATATTGCATCTTCTGCAATGAAGTATGTACCATACAACAATTATGAACCTTCGAAAGTTGTGGATGGTTATGTAAAGTTCATGAACAAAAATGAAGAAAAAGTAAACGAAAACTGGATTCGTAAACTTGATGTGCATTTCTTTGGATCAATGCAAAAATCATCTAAAGTGTATGTTACATTAGATTTCCTAATGCAACAATATGATAAGTTTTTTGGTACTTATGGAGTACCGCACCCACCCCATTATAAATCTCAGCTTTTTGCGAGGAAATTGAAAGAGTTAGGATTTGAAAGAAAGAGAACTTCAAGTGGTAACCTCTGGAACGTTTTGCTTGAAATTACCTCTCCATTATCGTATACTGAAGGAAAGAGTGAAACTCCTCAAGAAAAGGATCATGAACTCATGAGTGAAGAAAACGTTCAAGAAGTTAGTGTTGCTCCTGAGCAAACCACTGAAAATAGTACGGAGCATGACCCCGAAGAAGTCGTGCAAATTCGCGAAGAGCACTTCATCAAGAACAAGAAGCATCCAAGCGATGAAAAGTACGCCTATTTCCGTACCACCTATGAGTACAACAAGGCATATACTGAAAAGACTATGGAGCTTGCAGATTTTGAAATGCAGCTTTTTTCCGAAGGAAACTTGGTCCAAGATCCTGTTGCAACTCAGCAACTTTTCGACAGTATCGAACCCGAGGATATTGTTGGTATTGGATATGAAAAGTTTGAAGTCCTTCAAAAGGACGGAACCACTCTTCATGTCCTGCGCAAGACTGACAACGAAGAGCGTACTTTTACTTTCGGAGAGCTAGACTTCGAGCGTTCGATTGGATTCGCAGAAATCCTCTATCGAAAGGAAGACGGAAAGTACGAAGTCTTTGGAGCAAAGGGTCGAACTGTTCCTGTGATTTTCCATATCAAGCGCAAGGACTTGAAGCCTGGACAAGAGAGCAAGATTTGGTATCCTCCTAATGAGGAGGAAGCGGAAGAGGAAGATACTTCCGCTCAAGTTTGATGTTTTCTGACCATTTCGCAATAAAAAACCAAGAAGTCAAAGAGCAAGTAGTTTGTGTAGCTGACTTTTTTGTTGAAGATTTTAGAGGCGGTGCCGAATTGACCACAGAGGCAATTCTAAAGGCATCGCCTTTTTCTGTTTATAAATTCAAACCATCGACCAAAAAAACAGTTGAGGAACAAAAAGAGTTTGTAAGAGACAACAAGAATAAAACATGGATAATTGGCAATTTTTCTTCCATGCATCCTCAAGCCTTGGAGGAGTTGGTTCGACAGGGGACGAAATACTTTGTAATCGAATATGATTTCAAGTATTGCGCTTTCCGTTCTCCGCAACTTCATCAAATTCAAACAGGTCAAAGTTGTGATTGTCATATGCGTCCTATCGGACAGTGGATGAAGAACTTTTTCTTATCTGCTAGACATGTGTTCTATATGTCTGAAAATCAAAGGAAATGGTATCTTGAACGATTTCCAGAACTAGGAAAGAACTCAAGTGTACAAAGTTCCACGTGGGAACCAGAACATTTAGATAAACTAAAACAACTTTCTACGTCTGAAAGGAGTGACCATTGGGCAATTCTTACTGGAGCTTCTTGGATAAAAGGAACTGAACAAACCATTGAGTATGCAAAGAGTTCTAAATTGAAATATGACTTGCTTGGTGACTTACCGTATCATCAATTCATTGAAGAACTTTCAAAAAGAAAAGGTTTGATTTTTCTTCCTCTCGGATTTGATACTTGTCCAAGGATTGTAATTGAAGCACAGTTGATGGGATTGGATCTTATATTGAATGAAAATGTTCTTCATGTCGGAGAAGAATGGACGAAGTTATCTGGCGAGGAACTTCTTGCTAGTTTGAAAGAACGTCCCTTATCTTTTTGGAACAAATTGAACTCCTTGCTGTGATCTGATAGAATAGAGAAATATGGAAAACCAAGAAAAAGATCAAAAGGTTCATCTGCCGGTTATTGATGAAACTGATCTATTGCCAACCGAAAAAGCCCACACATCGTTCTCAGAGCTTACTGTCCATGAAGAATGTTCGTGGAAGCATATGCTTGTTTATGTGAAGAAACTTGGAAATGACAAGGGTAATATTCACACAGCGTATGGAAAAATGATTCACTCAAACATAGAGAACTACCTTCTAAACTCTGTTGAACCAATGCAAACAGAGGAACAGAAAGTTGAGGAAAAACAAAAGTTCCTTGAAGCTCTAAAAGAGACAGAACTTGAGTACAAAGACGAAGAAGTGGAAGATTACTTCCAGGCTGCTGTCCGTGCCCTTACAGCATTTCCAGAATGGTTCAAAAAGAACTATCCAGATGCAGAAGTGGTTGGAGTTGAAATTCCTCTTTTTGAAGAAGTTCCTGAGTTGAAGAATAGGTTCTTCAAGGGTTATATTGACTGTGTATTGAAGCTTCCAAAGAAGCCACGAAAAGGAAGTAAGAAGCCTGCCGAAGGTCATTACTATTTGGTTATCGACTGGAAAACTACTTCATGGGGTTGGACAAGGGAAAAGAAACAAGATTTTGCCAAGTTGAAGCAACTTGCATTCTATAAGCATTATCTTTCTCAAAAGTACAATGTTCCATATAGTGATATCAAATGTTCGTTCGTACTTGTAAAGCGAATTGTCAAGCCCGACGCCGAGCCTTTTGAAATCGTTCCTGTTTCTCTTGGAGATGGTTCAATAACGAAAGCTCTTGAAAGTCTCAAAAAGCATTTGAGCATTCTCAACAAGAAACTCTATCTGAAAAATAGAAACTCTTGCAAATATTGTCAGTTCAAACGAACATCAGACTGCACTTGAGGTCATATGAAATTATCTGGTTATACAACAATACGTAATGCAAAATCAATGGGTTATCCATTTTTAGAGAGCATCAAATCAATGCTCTCTTTCTGTGATGAAGTTGTGGTTCTTGACAGTTCAGATTGTCAAGACACTATTGATGCTCTCAATTCTATTGATGATCCAAAGTTGATTATTGTGGATGTGGAAATTCCTTGGGACGCACCAAATCATGGAATTTATGATGGACAGACAAAGGCAATGGCGCGCAGCTATTGTACTGGTGATGTTCTTTGGCAAATGGACGCTGATGAGATTGTTCATGAAGACCATGGACCAATCATTCGTGAAATTGCACAGCAGTTTTTGACGTCAGTTCAGGCAAACCCAACTTCCCCAAAACTTTTGATTTTGCCTGTGATCGAGTTTTGGGGTCCAGATAAGATCCGTGCTGACATAAATCCTTGGAAGCCGCGAATGTCAATAAACGACAAGAACATTACTCATGGTATTCCGAAAGCTCTTATCAAAATTGAAGACGGACTTCTGTACGCAAAGCACGGAACAGACGGATGTGATTATATCGATACTTCAATGAATCCAGTTTCAATGATGTCAACATATCCACAACAAGTTGAACTTCATAGGCAAAACTTTTTACAAAATCCATTTCAAGCAAATGAAGAAATTCTTGTTCATGATTATGTTTCAATGATGAAAAATACTCCAGGCGTATTTCATTATTCTTGGTATTCTATTCCTGAGAAAATTTTGAAATACAAATATTTTTGGAACAATTCATGGAAGTCACTTTATAACGAAAATAGAGATCCGAACTGGAATCCATTTGCTGACAAGTCATTGAATGATATGCAAGACAGTGAGATAGTTGAGTTAGGTCTTCGACTAGAGAAGGAAACAGGCGGTTGGATTTTTCACGACAAATGGAATGGGTCAAACAGACCATCACTTTCTTTTGAAAAATTCAAGAAACAAAACATTTCACACCCGAAGTTCATTCTTGATTGGATCAAACTAGTTGACGAAAAGAAGAAACAATGAAAATTGACTCAACTCCCTCATATCATTATCACAACGTGTTTATCAAACCTCAGTTCTCTGAGGTTTTGTCAAGAAAGGACGTTGACATTTCCCAAAAACTGTGGGGAAAAAAGGTCAGGGTTCCTATTGTGTCTGCAAATATGGATACCGTTACAGACGGAGCTTTTGCCGTTTACACAACACATGCAGGCGCTCTTGCTGCACTTCATCGATTCATGTCAGTTGAAGACAACATTAAAGAATATTTGTTGTTCAAACAACACCATAAAACCAAAGAATGTTTTTGTTCAATTGGAACAAATCTTGAAGAAATGGAACGCTTCAAGAAATTGTATGAGGTTGGGGCAAGATGGTTTATTATTGATATTGCCCATGGAGCCTCACAGAATGTAATGTTGATGTTGAAACGTCTACAAGACTTCTCAAAAGTTAGTGGACAAGGAAAAGATTTCAAAGTTGTTGTTGGCAACTTCGCAAATCCAAGAACCGTTCATTATTTTCTTGATTCCGATTTTTCCAAGTTTGTTGATGGATACAAAATAGGTGTTGGTCCTGGGGCAGTTTGTACAACGAAGAATGTAACTGGTGTAACAGTTCCACAGTTTACGGCAGTTGTTGAATGTGTAAAAACTATTCGTGACTTTGATTCAATTGATGGATTCAATAGAGTTATTATTGCCGATGGTGGTGTCCGTGAAATCGGAGATATTGCGAAAGCAATCGGAGCTGGAGCTGATTTGGTAATGGTTGGAAAGCTTTTTGCTGAGTGTTCGGATTCTGTTGCAGGACGAGAAGCATTTGCCACAGGACACGCTCCTGTTTATCGTGGAATGGCTTCGGCTGCTGCCATGATCGATTTCAAAGGCAAAGTCTCATGTACTCCAGAAGGAAAAGAAACAACCGTTGAGTGTTCAAAAACTGTTGCGGATTTTGTAAAAAATGTTGAGGGAGGATTGCAAAGTTCTTTCTCTTATTGCAACAAGAGAACCTTCAAAGGATTTTGTGGTAATGTAGAATTTGGAGTAAGGTACAGTGAGTAAAAAAGTATCAGTTATCTTTACAAACTATAATCATTCTCAATATCTTGAGGAAGCATTTCTTTCTGTTGTCAATCAAACTTATGACAATCTTGAAATAATCATGGTTGATGATGGTTCAACTGATGACTCTCTTGAAAAGATGAAGAAGTTGAAAGAAGATTATGATCAAAAACCATTTCCTGTCAAACTCATTTCATTGGAAAAAAACAGTGGGAAATGGTTTGCTTTGAATGTTGGCATTGAACAAGCCACAGGCGAATTAATTGCACTTCAAGATGCTGACGATGCTTCAATGCCTCAACGTATTGAGCGTCAAGTTGCGACAATGATCAAGATGGGTTCATTCCACAATCTTTGTGGATTTGTTCATTGTTTTGATCAGGAAACACTTTCAAAGTTCAAGAACAACAAAGTTGAATACCCCATTTCAATGGCTCCAATCGATGATCATCAAACGGTCGTCCGCGCGGTCCATTTGGGCTTCAATACCCCTGGAGTAAATCACTACTACACTGGAGAGTTTGAAGTTCACGGAGCCTCCACAGTATTCTACAAATCCCTCTGGACCCATGGAATGAAGTTCTTACCAGGCAATCTTGGACTCCGATGTCAGAAGGCAGAAGATAGTGATCACAATACAAAGTTGACGTTACTTCTTCAAAAAACCTCAGTTCTTCGAGAGAAGCTTTATTGCTATAGAAGAAATACGAGCACTAACAATGCTTGGTTGGAAGGTAAATGATGGCAATTGGAAAAAAAGATTTCCTAAATTCTTTGAGAGAAACTCTGTACAAAGAAAATAAATTTGCTACACCCGCAATTCTTTATCAAAGAGCTCAAATAGCTCCAAGTGAAAAAGAAAGACAGAGATACATCAGAATGGCGGAAAGAAGAAAACCTCTTTGGGATTGGTACAAAATGATGTGTGAAGAAATTGATGATGAAGGAGATTGTAACAAATGAATGTTATAATCTTTTCAAAAGACCGTGCAGCACAACTTGACCTCCTTCTCAGATCAATAGAGAAGAATTTTGCCAAGCCTTACTATCAAAACGTTACTGTAATTTTTCGTGCAAGTAATCAAAGCTTCGTAGATGGTTATAAAAAACTCATAAAGAAATGGGGACGTAAAGATAAGGCAACAGGATATGTTTCATGGATAAACGAAGAGCAGACTTCCTTCAAGGAAGCCACAATATCTGCAATTCAGTCGACCAGAGAATTTACAATGTTTTTGGTTGACGACATTGTTTTCACACATGAATTCTCTATGAATGATCCTGAATTTCTTTTCTTTCGAAAAGACGAAGATATTCTCGGATTGAGTTTACGATTGGACCCACAAAAAACTTATTGTTATGCAATTGATCAAGTAATGAAAGTTCCTGAAAGTCATAATGAAGGATTTTTTTGTTATGCTTGGCATGGGAAAGATGGGGATTTTGGTTATCCAATGTCTGTAGATGGAACCGTGTTTCGAACACAAGAAATCCTCCCATTAGTTCAGAGATTGAACTATTGGAATCCAAATTCTTTTGAAGCAGCTCTTAGTCAGAATCCGATCCCGCATCCATTCCTTTTGGCATACAATCAAGCAAAATTAGTGAATGTACCTGCTAACAGAACTCAGGATACTTTCAATAACCGTCATGCTAATCTTGAAGAAGCTCAGCTTTCAAAGTTGAACGACCTGTATCTCCAAGGAATTGAGATTGATTACGAGCCGTTCAATGGTCTTGAAACTCCCAGTGTCCATTTTGAAATGAAATACGAAATGAAATCAATATGACAGAAACAATACTTGATAATTTAAGTGAACAAATCAAAACTGTTGTTAGTTTGAATGGTTCTCAAAATGTTAGATCAATATCAGAAGCAGATGATTTCTTTGGGAAGAATGGATTTTATAGAACTTCACTAGAGTTTGAAAGTTTTGATTTTGCCAAAGCTGTTTATGTTCGTGCAAAGAAAAAAGACGTAAATTTATCCTATTCAAATTCCTCTGTAAATGGTCCGGGACAAGTCGTTCAATCCTTATTGAAAGGACTCCAGAAATTAAACGTTGAAGTAACTTCAACCTCACCTAATTTAGGAATTCTGCAATTAACAAATAGTCTAATTGATAGAAAAACAAATAACATTGTGGCAGGACCTAATATCTGTGTTTTGCCATCAGAGATGCCCCAAATTATTTCAGGTTTGAAAACATTTCTTGTTCCATCAAAATGGGTATATGACAAATATGTTAAAGATTTTGAAAAAATTAAAAAAATTGACGCGACATTTGTATCTCCCGAGCTAAAAATTTGGAGCGCAGGAATTGATACAGATATGTGGAAACCTTCTGGAAACTCAAAATCTCAACAGAACTGTTTTATTTATTTCAAAGGTAGAACAAGAGAAGAGCTCAGTTTGGTAAAACAAGTTTTCAAAAATCAAGGAATGAATGTGGAAGTAATTGAATATGGGAATTACAAACCAGAAAAACTGCACGAAATTTGTGAAAACTCTCAATTTTGTGTACTGTTGGACAATACAGAATCGCAAGGAATAGCTGTTATGCAAATTCTCAGTATGAATGTTCCGATTTTTGTTCTTGATAAAACGGTTTGGGAATATAATGGAAATAATGCTCCAGCAACATCTGTTCCTTTTTTTGATGAAAGATGTGGAAAAATTGTTGGAAATAGTTTATCAAAAAAAGATGTTGAAGATTTTTTCTTGAAGTTGTCAATGTTCAACCCTCGACAATATATTCTTGAACACCATACACTAATTCAAGCAGCCGGAAGATACTTGGAGTGTTTCAAATGACTGAAAAAGTTGACATTACAAACAGATATCAAAAAGACGAAGAAGTTAGAAAAGACCCTTCCCCATACATTGCCTTTTACAAAACCCTCTCAGGTGTTTTTGACTTTCAAAAAGTCAAATCGTTTTGTGATGTCGGATGTGCAACCGGACATTTGATAAATGAGGTCAAGAGAAGTTTTCCTTATTGTAAAGTTCGAGGATATGAGTATTTTCAATACCATAAGGATGCTTCACCATCTACCATTACCGAGGAGATCGTTATCCATGACATGCGCGACCCGATTTCTGAAAACGACAAGTTCGATATAGTGCTTTGCACTGAAGTTGGTGAACACATTGACCCTGCATATACTTCTGCCTTTTTGGAAAATCTCAAGAAGCTTACAGGAAAGTATCTCATTATGAGTTGGTCGGATTCCGGCGGTGAACATGATCGTGCAAATGATCCAAATCATCAACATTTGAACCCGATGAAGTTTGAACAGTTCCGTGAAATGATGGAGCAAAATGGGTTTTATTTGCTTGAAAATCAAACTGCCAAGCTACTTGAAAGTAGTCATCAAAACCCTGCATTCTATCCTTGGTGGCGTAAAAGTCTTAGCATCTGGAGAGTGAAGAATGCTTGATCAATATAAGATAGAAGGAACAGAACAAAGAGATACGCATCCATGTTTTAACAATCCTGCAAGCGATCCAGATTTCCAAGAAAACTGGGAAGATTTCAAATCAAATCTAATTGCTGATGTTCGGGCTGCTGAAGATCACGAATACACAACAACTTACTACAAGTTTGGAGATGGTGATTACTATTTCTTGAAAGAAATTTCACATGGTTCCGCTACGCCTGGTAAACGAGCGTTGTCCAGACCATATTCAGAACTTCCAATGGATGAAATTCGGAAGGATGCTAGATTGAACGATTACTATCTTGTTGAACTCTATCCAGAAAACAGAATGAAGTTCTTTGAAGCAATTCCAGAAACTCCAATTGATTTTGCTGCCGAGTTTACTTATGCTGCTGTAACATCGAGATGGGTTTTTCAGCAGTTTCGTGGAAAGATCGGTTTGTTAGGCGGTTCTGAAAAAATGAAACTTATTCAAGAGCTGATGAAGCATGAAGAGTATCAGAACTATCTTGGAATTGAACGCTTCGAAGACTACGTTAGTATCCCGGAAAAGTTTGCTTGCGACAACATTTATCAAACACGAAAAATGGTGCTGGAACAGTTAGAAAAGTGCTCATCGAAAATTTTCCTTGTTGGAATCGGACACACTAAAAATGGTTTGTTGGGATGGCTTCGAAAAAATGCACCAAGAAACGTTGTGTTTCTGGATGTAGGAACAGGCATCAACGCAATTGCTGGAACTGTTTCTCTTGAACGTCCTTATTGCGGCGGCTGGACAAACTTTCGATTGAAGGATTACGATTATTCAAACGTCGACTCAATGGACTATCGTGACACAGCAGGACAACAAGAGGTTTGGTTATGAGAACCCTAATAACTTGTTTATTCACTCTCAATCCACCAAATAATCCGTACCATTCTCAGGGAAAACAAAGGAAACAAGAATTCCTCGACGGGTTTGAAGCACTCAAAGAAGTCTGTGAAACTCTCCCCAATGATGAGTTTTCCGTTTTGTTAATTGAAAATACCGTCAAGGACAAGGATGAAATTCCACCAGAAATTCTGAGTCTCTGGAAAGATGATTGGTTTTTTATTCCAACAGAGAGCAATGTTTTTGGTTCAAAAAATAAGGGTGCCGGTATTGTTGAAAACTATCTTCTTTTGAAGAATTCGGGTTTGCTTCAAGATTACGATTACATCATTCATTTTGAGCCAAGACTGACTCTGAAAGACGACACCTTCTTCAAGAAGTTCAGAGAACACCCGGACAACATATTTTCTTTGGCAAACAAAAATCAATTTTTTACTGGATTGTTTTCTATGAAGACAGATGATTTTTGTGAATATTTGTCTGAGGAAAATTTGCAGCCCATGGTTGATTACAAGGTTTCAATTGAAGATCACCTTTTTCACTTTATCAAAACAAAGAATAAGTCTTTGAAGGTTGTTGATAAGGTTTCATGTTTTTGGCATGACAGTTTTGCTAATGTTACAAGAGAAGTTTGATGGCAAATTATAATTCATATCTTATTGAACCAGATCCTTTTCGTCACCTAGAATCCTCATATACGCAAAATGAAATGGGAAAGAAACTTGCTTCTCTTGTTCTCCAAGAGAAACCAAAAATCGTTATTGAGTTTGGAGTTCTGAACGGGTACTCAACACTTTGGTTAGGGAAAGCTGTTTCTGTTTTAAATAACCGCGGTCATGTTTATGGATATGACCTTTGGGAAAACTATGAACACAAACATGGAGATTTTGCAACCGTTTCAAATCGAATTTTGGAAAACAATTTAGGTGACTGGATTACTCTTGGAGAACTTGACATCTTTGATTGGGCAGCAAATCCTGATCCGTTTGATTTGCTTCATGTTGATATTTCAAATGATGGAGACAAACTTCAAAAGTTGTATGACATGTTGAAGGACCGCCCTCAAACAAAGGGAGCTCTAATGGTTTTTGAAGGAGGAACTCCTGAGCGAGATCAAATCGAGTGGATGGTCAAATACAACAAGAAACCAATTTGTGAAACAACAATTCCCTACACGGTTATTGATGAACGTTTCCCTGGAATGTCTATTGTCAGATTATGAAATACTTCTCAACTAAGAAAATCTCAACGCCAGAAGGTGATATGATGCCTGTCTTCAAAGACTGGGAACATCCAGATTACGACCCGAAAATGGTGTATGTGACAACTATGCTTCCAAATACAGTCAAAGGTCCAATTCTTCACAAAGAAAGAAAGTATTTTGTGACTGCAATCACTGGAACTGTTGACATTGAGGTTTTGGTAAATGGAGTTGTTTGCACATACAACCTTCATGATGAAGAACGTCCCCAAGAATACAGTACGTTGATTTTGGAAGAGAACATTCCTGTAAGATTTGTTTCTCGTGGAAGCTCCATTGGTACAATCGTTAATTGTCCCTCAAAAGCATGGCATCCGAACAATCCAGATACAATCAAATATGTTTCCTGGGATGATTTGATAAAATCAAATATTTAGTTTCATGAGAAGTCTCTATTTTATTGAGAATAAATGGAATGGAGGTTTTGCCAACTTCAATGAAGAATATGACTTGATCTATTCTGTTTGTTACTATCTGAGTAGAAACAAAACAAAAAATATTGTTGGACATCTCAAACAAATCTCAAAACTAAGAAAACAAGGTTTGAAAGTCCTTCCTGTCATTGTTTGTTCTGTTGATAATTTAGATGATTATGAACAGGACTTGACCAAACTGTTTCGAGACTGCCACATTCCAAATGATCTTCAAATGTTGTTTATGTACAATTGGGGTGGCACAATCGCTGCACTTTGGACTTTGTGGAAAGAGTTTGTTGGCAACTTCTCAAATGATGTTCATGTTGCCCATTTTGAAGAAGATTTCTATTCAAATGAGATTGATTGGTTCGACGCTGCTAAGGTCAAACTAACACCAGACATAATTTACGTTGGAGAATTTACTCTAACCGGCTCCACTTCTGTAATAGCCGAATACAAAACTACAGCATCACGGGGCAATGCTCGAAAAAAAATGAGAGAATGTGAGTATTGGACCGACGGCGGCTTTTACTTTACCACAAAAATGCGACTGTGCCGAATCGAAGAAGCGATTGGGGTGTTTCACAAAGGAAATCAAACAGTAAAGTATGAGCATCAAATAGATGGAATAGACTACGGTGAAGTTGGATTTCCGACCGAGCTGTGGCACGCCGGATTTAGATTTACCTCACTGTATAGAAATGACTTCTTTATTCACCATTGACAGCATCCAATCTGGATCTTTCGCAATTAGAAAAATGACGTCTGACGATGTTTCATTTTACAATGAGGTGCGGAATTTAGTTCGTCAGAATTTGCATGACAACACCTTTTTTAGTCTTGAGGAAACGTTCAGTTGGTTTGATAGAGAAAGCCCTTCTTTTTTTATTGCCGAACTAAATGGACATTCAATTGGATATTTTAGAACTTCCAATCAAATTGAAAAAACTATTATGATTGGAATGGACATATCCCCAATGTTTCAAGGAAGGAAATTGTCCAAACCTTTTTATCGTTTGTTTTTTGAGTTTTTGAAATTGAACAATTTTTCAAAAGCCTCGTTGAAAGTTTTTTCAAAAAATCATATTGCTCATAACCTATACATGGATCTCGGCTTCGTAGAAATTTCTCGTGGTTTTCATACAAGAAAAGATGGAGAAACTTTTGAAGAGATTTTCATGGAAAAAAGATTATGAACAAGAAAACATTTTTGGTTACTGGCGGTTGTGGGTTTATTGGAAGTCACTTCATTGAGAAAGTCCTTTCACAAGGACACTCAGTTGTCAATATTGACAAATTGACTTATGCAGCAAATAGAAATCTTGAGTTTGAAGGCGACTACAAGTTTATTGAAGCTGATATTAGCGAATTGACTTCGCTTCCTCGATGTGATTTCTTGGTAAATTTTGCAGCAGAAAGTCACGTTGACAACTCAATCACAACCTCCGATCCATTTTTGAAAAGCAACATTGAAGGCGTCCATAATCTACTTGAGTTGCTCAAGAACAAAAAAGTCGAGAATATGGAGAAAGGCTGGGAGCACGCCTATCCCCTTTTCATTCAGATCAGTACGGATGAAGTCTTTGGAGACAAGGAAAAGGGTGTTGGGTTTCGTGAGAACGATCGCCACAAACCAAGCAACCCATATTCAGCTTCAAAATCAGCAGCAGAACAACTCGTTGTTGCTTGGGGAAGAACATATGGAATTCCATATATCATCACAAGAACGACCAACAATTATGGCGCTCGTCAACATAGCGAAAAGTTGATACCACGCGCCATTACAAACATGATTTTAGGTAAAAAGGTCCCTGTCCATGGTTCAGGTTCTTATGTAAGAAACTGGATTCATGTTGAAGATAATGTTGAAGCTATCCTCAAGATCATAGAAAAGGGAAAGAGAAACACTTCATATCACATTGCATCAGATGAAGAATATTCTGTAAAAGAAATCGTCTCAATGATTGCGCAAAAATTTGGAACAACATTTGAAAACGTAGCTGATATGTCAAGTGATCGTTCTGGTGCCGACGTCCGTTATGCCCTTGAATATTCAAAAACAAAGAAGCTTGGATGGAAACAGCAGCGAAAGCTTGAAAGTTCTCTCGATGAGATGATAAAATCATACATGGAGAAAACAAAAAGATGACAATCGAAAAAACAATCCCGCTTTTCAAAGTACATAAACCCGAAGGAATCGGAGAAGCTATACAAAAAGTTTGGGATAGTGGAATGGTGTCCGAGGGACCTGTTGCAACAAAGTTTGAACAAGAGTTTGGAAAGTTCATCAAGAACGAAAATGTGGTCCTAACAAACTCTGGAACATCAGCACTTGATCTTGCTTATGCTTGTTTGAATATTGGTAAGGGTGATGAAGTGATTTCATCCCCGATGACTTGTGCTGCTACAAATGAGCCACTAGTTCATCGAGGTGCCAAAATTGTTTGGGCAGACATCAATCCAGCCACAGGTAACATTGCCTTGGATTCCGTAAAGCGTTTGGTTACGGATAAAACAAAAGCAGTTGTTGCTGTTATGTGGGGCGGCATTCCTTTTGACCCATCAATCCTTGAGTTTCTTCAAAAAAGAAGAATCTATTTGGTAATTGATGCAGCACATGCCTTGGGTGCAAAATGGACAGAGAAGAAAGTTCTTGTTGGAGAAGATTGTTTTGACAATCATGGAACAATAACGTGTTTCTCGTTTCAGGCAATCAAACATCTAACAACAGGTGATGGTGGTGCCGTTGCTTTTTGTCCTTTCAATAAAGACAGTGAAGGTCCTTCGTGGGCTCGGCGTGCGCGCAAACTTCGATGGTTTGGATTGAGCCGTGAGTATGAAGGTTCCAAGTGGAGTCAAAATATCTGTGAAGCTGGCTTCAAATATCATATGAATGACACCAACGCCACTATTGGTCTACTTCAATTGCCATATCTTCAAGACATTATTAGGAAGCATAAGATGAATGCTGCCTACTTTGACATGTACATCAACAATCCTTTGATTGGCAAAACAAAAGTAAACACGTTGGTGTCTGAACCTTCTTGGTGGCTTTACACGATTTTCTTGAATAATTCTTCAGATAGAAGAAAGTTTCAAACATATCTTCAAGAAAATGGGATTGCTTCGGATGTTGTTCATGTTCGAAATGATCAATACACATGTTTTTCCATGTTCAAAAAAGATGATTTAGAGTTTGTTGGATTGTTTGACGAAACTCATCTTTGTATTCCTGTTGGATGGTGGCTTACAGATGAAGACAGAGAACATATCGTTTCTGTTGTAAACTCTTACAAAGGTTGAACATGAAAAGAAGAATTCTTGTAACAGGTGGATGGGGAATGGTTGGTCGTTCTCTTCGGCAAGTTCTGAAAAATGAAAAGGTCTTTTTTCCCACTAGACAAGAAGTTGACTTCTTGAATAAAGAAGATGTTGAGAGGGCTTTTTCTGTTTACAAACCAACTCATGTTATTCACCTGGCGGCTCGCGTTGGAGGGTTGAAAGACAATATGGAAAACCAGGCAGAGTTCTTTGAACAAAATGTTCAAATGGCTCTAAATGTTCTTGGAACTGCTGCCAAGTTCGATTGTGAGAAAACAGTGTCTCTACTATCCTCCTGTATCTATCCAGACAAAATAGAATATCCCATAGAGGCAGAGAAACTTCATGATGGACCTCCGCATCCTTCAAACTTCGGATATGCCTACGCGAAGCGCATGATTGATGTATATGGACGTGCCCTAAATCAAAAACTTGGAAGAACGGCTTTTGTGACGCTAGTTCCAAACAATCTTTATGGACCGAATGACAACTTTGACTTGGAAACTAGTCACTTCATTCCAGCTCTCATTCGAAAGTTTGCTGATTTCAAAGAAAATGGAACACCGATTGTAATGTGGGGCACAGGAAAACCTGAAAGGGAGTTCACTTATTCTACAGACATTTGCAAAATCATCATGAAGGCATTGATCCTTTATGACAAGGAAGAACCTTTGAATATTGGAAATCCTACAAACTATCAGATTGTTGATGTTGTAAATTTGATGTGTGAAATAGCCGACGTTGATCCGGATACAATTCAATGGGATTTGATGAAACCAGATGGTCAACAAAAGAAACCGACAAAAGTTGACCTAACCTTCTTGCATTGGGATCAAGAAGATTTCACCCCTTTGAAAAAGGGATTGACCGAGACTTGGAACTGGTTTCTGAATGAAAGAAAAGAAAGAATAAGAGGAATGAAATGACTGACATTGGTAAAACAGCCTTTATTACAGGTGTAACAGGTCAGGATGGTTCTATTTTAGCAAAGCAACTTCTTGAAAAAGGTTATACAGTTGTTGGAATGAAGAGAAGAACTTCTCTCATCAACACTGATAGACTTGATGAAGATAGTGACGTTTTCTTTCATCCGAACTTCAAGTTGGAATACGGAAACATGACAGACAGTTCATGTCTGTATCGACTTTTGCAGAAGTATCAACCAAATGAAATCTACAATCTAGCAGCGCAATCTCATGTAAGAGTTTCTTTTGAAGTTCCCGAAGAAACTCTGGATGTTGTTGCCGGAGGTACACTCAAGCTCTTGGAAGCATATCGTCAAATTGTTCCTCACGCCAGATTTTATCAAGCTTCAAGCAGTGAGATGTATGGAGATAATCCAGAAGCTCCACAAAACGAAGAAACAAAGATGATGCCAGCGTCTCCTTACGCTTGTGCAAAACTTTATGCTCATAATCTTTGCAGAAACTATCGTGAAGCATACGGACTTCATATCAGTTGTGGGATTTTGTTCAATCATGAAAGTCCAGTAAGAGGTGAGACTTTTGTAACAAGAAAAATCACAATGGCTGCTGCCAGAATCAAACTTGGCAAACAAGAGATTTTGAAACTTGGTAATTTGGATGCCAAAAGAGATTGGGGTCTTGCTGACGATTACACTCGTGCAATGTGGCTAATGCTTCAACAGCCTGAACCTGATGATTATGTCATTGCAACAGGCGAAACTCACACAGTTAGAGAATTTCTTGAAGAAACATTCTCTCTTGCAGGACTAAATGTTGAGAAACATCTTATGATTGACGAAAGACTTTTTCGACCACATGAAGTTCCTCTTCTTCTTGGTGATGCCACAAAAGCAAGAGAGAAGCTTGGGTGGACACCGACAGTTACGTTCAAAGAACTAGTCAAGATAATGTATGAAGAAGACTTTGATCGTGAATTGAACATGTGAAGATACATCAATCAGTTCTGGCACTAATATGAGATAGAAAAGGATTGTAATGGCAGACCTATTGACAGTTGACCCAGCACTTTTGGGTCCTAATGGACCAGAAACCGATGATGACGATGATCTCTTTATGAAGACACCTTCAAAAAAGTATAAAATTTTGATGTTGTCAGATCACCCACTAGCTCCGTCAGGTGTCGGTGTTCAGGCGCGTTTTCTAATTGAAGGATTGATCAAAACCGGAAAGTTTTCATTTCGTTGTCTTGGTGGCGCGATGAAGCATGACAACTATGATACAGTTGTTGTCAATCCAGATTTTATTGTGAAGCCAATCAATGGTTTCGGTGATCAAAGAATGATTCGTGACCTTCTTGCAATCGAGAAGCCGGATGCAATCTTTATTTTCACGGACCCACGTCAGTTTATCTGGTTGTGGGAAATTGAAGATGAAGTCCGTCAGGTTTGTCCTATTGTTTACTGGCACGTTTGGGATAATGATCCTTTCCCAGCATTCAACAGTCCTTTCTATGAAGGAACAGATTTGATCAACTGTTTGGCTTATAAAACATATGAACTTGTGAAGCCAAACTTTCCTGAAAAGACAAACTATATTCCACACGCATTTCCAAAAGAAATCTATCGACCACTTCCTGATGCAGATATTGTCAAGTTACGCAAAGAGAATTTCGGAGATAAGAGCGATTGGTTTTTTGCCTTGTGGGTAAATCGAAATGCATCAAGAAAGATGCCTGGAGATGTGCTCACTTCATGGAAGCTCTTTCTTGATCATCTTGAAAAGACAGAAGGTCATCGAAAAGCTGCATTGATCATGCACACAAATCCTTATGATGAAGCCGGTCCAAATCTTTTGGCAAACGCTGAGCTTCTTGGATTGCAGAACAATGTTTGGTTTTCAACTGTTCAACTTGATTTTGAAAAGATGAACATTCTTCATAACATTGTTGATACAACCGTGAATGTTTCCAAGAATGAAGGCTTTGGTCTTTCCACATTGATTTCAATGCAGGTCGGGAAGCCCATCATAGGACTTTGCACCGGAGGAATCACGCGTCAAGTTATTGACTACAGAACCGGAAAAGAAAATGGAGTCGCTATTCAACCTGCTGTTCGTTCATTGATTGGTTCTCAACTTGTTCCATATATCTATGAAGACTTTTTCACTCATGAGCAACTTCGTGATGCGTTCATCAAGGTGTACAACTTCACACCAGAAGAGAAGTTAACACTAAAAGCCCAAATGATCGATTATGTTGATCATGAATTCAACTTTGAAAAAGTCATCGCAGATTGGGATGCAACACTTTCTTCAACCATTGAGAAGTTCCGACATAATTCGAAAGAACAAGTCGGCATCTGGACTTTGCAATCCATCGATACTCCAGTTAGAAGAGTCGAACAGCCACCCGCGGCTTTGAATGAAAATCAAAAACTTCAAGAAGAAGTTATGAAAAAAATGAGTGAATTGAAAAAGACAATGAACGTCAAAAAGAGACAAAAGAAAGAAAGTGTGTTGACAAATGACAAGTGAAAAAACTGTTCTTCTTCGTGGACCATTTCTAACTAATTCCGGTTATGGTGTTCATGCACGACAAGTTGCACGCTGGGCTTTTAACAAGTTTCCAGAGCAATCTGTTTTCTGTCAACCACTTCCTTGGGGTAACACACCATGGCTTTTGAATGGTGATGGAGAAAATGGGTTGATTGGAAAAGTTATTGAAGCTTCAAAAAAACAACTTCCAAAATACTCACTAACTCTTCAAGTTCAACTTCCAAATGAATGGGATGAAAATCTTGGTGAAGTAAACATTGGAATAACGGCAGGAATCGAAGCAGATAAGGTAAACCCTTCGTGGATTCCTCATGTTCACAAAATGTCATTGGTTGTTGTTCCAAGTGAGTTCTCTCGCCGCGCCTTTCTTGCGATTGATCCTTCACTTGCCAACAAGATTGTCGTCATCCCCGAGAGCTTTTTAGATGAATGTGTATCGGCAGAGCCATTACATCTTGAACTGTCTACTCCTTTCAACTTCCTTCTCTTTGGACAGATTACAGGAAATCCAGATACAGATCGAAAGAATACCTTTTACGCAATCAGGTGGTTCTGTGAGGTTTTCAAAGATAGAGATGATGTTGGGTTGGTTGTAAAGACCAACATGGGAAGAAACTCAACAATTGATAAACGAGTTTCTCAACACATCCTTTCTCAAATTTTGATGGAGTCCAAACTTACACAAAATCCAAAAGTTTATCTTCTTCATGGAACAATGACAAATAAAGAAGTTGCGGGTCTGTACAAAAATCCAAAAATCAAGGCATTGTTCTCTTTCACCAAAGGAGAGGGTTTCGGACTTCCAATGCTTGAGGCAGCAGCATGTGGACTTCCTGTCATTGCAACCAACTGGTCAGCTCACACGGAGTTTCTGAAAACTCCTGGATTTCTTTCCGTTGATTACGACCTGAAACCAACAACACCAGCAGACAGCGTCAAGTCTTTGTTTCATCCAGAAGGAAAATGGGCAGTTGTCAAAGAGGAAAGTGCAAAGAAACGTCTTTTGAAGTTCTACGAGAACTCAAAGATTCCTGTCGAAGCTGCCAAGAAACAAATGTCCGAAGTTCAAGAAAGATATTCGTTTGAAAGTGTTTCAAAGAAATACGATGAGGTTCTTTCTACATATCTTTGAGGTCTTATGTATTTTTTTGGAATTCTAACTGCGTTGCTTGTTTTGGCTTTGACTGTGATGATTGTAAAATACATGCAGTTAGCTAAAATTATCATGGTTTTAGAAGATGAACTCTCTCAAACAATCGACGCATTTGAAAATGTTGAACAAAGTCTTGAAGGTTTCCTTGCTTTGAAACTTTATTTCGACAACCAAGAACTTCAAGCGGCAGTCGTAGAAGCTAAAGATGATGTTACGATGGCAAAGGTTTCAGTAAGCAGATTGATTGAGAGATTTGTTGAATTCTCTAAAGAAAAGTATGTTGTCGAAGAGGTTGATGAAATAGACCAGGCTCTAAAAACGATTGCAAGATACAAGAGAACAACACGTAGATTGTCAGAAGCAGACCTTGAAAAACTGAATGAAAGATGGAAATGATGGAAACAAAAGGTGTTCAACGTATTGAAGGTCGACGTCTGATAAAGCGAAAGCCGGGCAAATCAAAGAACTATTTTACGGCTCAAACACAGGAGTCGATCATAAAATATCAAAAAGCGACGACAAAAGAAGAGAGGCACAAAATCTATGAAAAAGAAATTTTTCCAGCTTTTGATGCCCTTGTTGAAAATTTGATAAACGTCTATGGTTTCAATGTCATTCACGAAACAAAAAAAGATTTGAAGAGTGAATGTGTGGAGTTCCTTTATGGAGCTATTCTCAAGTTTAATTCTGCAAAAAACTCAAAAGCATTTTCCTATTTCAACGTTGTTGCAAAACGCTACCTAACGATTCGCTCAAAGCAAAATGTCAAAAATGTTCAAAGGTATATTTCTATTGATAACCAAGATGGAATCTCAAATCATGACATGGAGACGATTGAGAACTATTCAATTGTTCCAACTTGGGAAGACATGTTGGAACAAAAGAACTTGCGTGAAAACGTAAGAAATCTCATCAAAGAAATTGAAAGTCTTTCGACAACAGAAAACGAAAAGGAAACAGTTCGAGCAATCAAGATCGTTCTTGACCAACTTGATGATCTTGATCTTGTCTCAAAGAGAGCTATCCTTCTTTACATTAGAGAGATCACCAATCTAACTCCAAAACAACTTTCTGTGGTTTTGAGCAACTTGAAAAAACATTATAAGACAGCAAAGAAAACGATTGAAGACGCTATTTGAAAGAGTTCCAAAAATCTGAAATTTCTTCTATTGAGGCTTCCGCTGCAAACATGGCGTGAGCCTTTTTGTATTTCTCATTGTCTCTTCCCGGGATCCACGGCTTGGTTCCTTTTGGCATTCTTGTCCAGTCTCTATCTGGAAACCAAGAGAATGCAGGATGAAGTGGGATGGAAAGTTGATCAAACTCTGGATCTATGGGCAGGCTCTCATCAAGAAAACCTGACCTTTCCAACTGATCAAGATTCACAATGCTTATGACCTTTATTGGTATATCTTCAAGATCATGCCAAACAACTTCTTCCGGAAAGGCTGCATCTGGCAGAACTTCTGTTTTGAAGACCACTGCCACATTTCTATTACTTACTCTACCAAGTTTGGATTGTTGAACACCTGGTGATGAAAACCCGCCTTTTGCTACAGCAAAGATACCTTCGATATAGGAACTCTTCCAGAGAACTCCACTCTTTTTGATAGCAACGGCATCTTTCAGGTTTGTAAAGTGAACATAAATCATTTGGAATTGAACTTTGCCATAATTATAGGTACAATTTATTTGATACGGAGAAATAATGACAACAGAATTTGACCTAAAATCACCAGAAGAACTCAACGATGAAAACAAGAGACAAATCCAAGATTTTGCTGACGTGCTTGATTCAATCAGTTCTCTTGAAGACAAACAAAAGGCATTGTGGAAGAACATCTATTCAAATGCCATTACAGACAGAAGCAATGCTTACCTTTGCTTCTCTGATCTTTACATGAAGGTTCATGGAAACTCAAATGAGCATGCAATCCATGGACAAACAATCACAAAATATCTTGAAAGAATGAGTAAAGCAAACGATCAATTAATCAAGTTAGCTGATCTCATTAGCAGAAAGAAGGAAGAGGACAACTACATAGATGGAGAAGACGTCTATGAAACTATCGAAAAGAAAGAAGTTATCGATCCTTTCTCAAGGCGAAAGAAGCACTGACATATGGCAGTAAGAAGCGGATTCAATCCAAATAGGAGATTGACGTCAGGTAATAGAACTGACATTTCTAATGATTTAGGTGCCTTGCGCAAACAAGGCAATCCGTCTTCTTTTGTCAAATGTGTTGTTGTTGACGTGATTTATGACATTGAACAATTTGAAGAAGAGGACCTCGATCTAATCGCCTCATCTGTTGTAAACCCAGAAATCATTGATGTAATGCCGAATGGATCTGTTGTTGCGCGAATCGTCTCAGACCAACAAGAAAGCACCAATGCCCAAGGGATTATTCTTCTACCTTTCTTTTCATCTCACTTGATGCTTCCAGTAAAAGCTGGTGAAATGGTTTGGGGACTATTTGAAGACATTCAAAACAACGGTATGAAGATTGGATATTGGCTTTCTCGTCCAACTGAATGGGCAACAATCGAAGATCCAAACTATTCACATTCAGATAGAAAGTTTGATCCAACTTTTCATCCAGATAACTATCGAACCAGTGAAAGAGACGAACGAACTGACCAAGCTATTCCTCCCGGATTTCAAAATGGAGGAAATACTTCATCTACGTTTTCTATTGGAGTGTCTCCGACAGATGTTGGACAAAACCCGTTTGAAACAATCTTTCAAACAGCCAAGGCTAACAAAGTTACAACATATGAACCTGTTCCAATCAAAAAGAAAAGACCCGGAGATTTCCTCATTCAGGGATCGAATAATTCAGCCATTCTTTTGGGTGAAGATCAAACTTCTGGAACATCAAGATCAGAACTGGACGTCTCTGGTTCTGCGGGCTGTATAGACCTTGTAGCAGGTCGTGGAAGGACCGTTCCTAATTCACAGGACGAAGACCCACAGAAAACATCTGCGCGCCTTATAGAGAATCGTAGAGGGCTTCTAGAGGCAGATAGAGCCCCATACAGACGCAACAAGAACAACAACCCACAAGAGGGTGACAATGACTTTGTTGAGGATGCTTCGAGGCTTTATATTGCACAACAAGCTAGAGCAGATGAAAGTTTTGGATTGACAGAATTGGAATATCCAAGTAATGTTCTTGTTCAGCCACAACCAGAGGCAAGTGGCGTAAAAAATCGTTCATATGTTGTTGCAAAGAGTGACAACGTTAGAATTATTGCAAGACATAATGAAGAAGTAGAAGGTTCCATTCTTATTGTCAAAGAAGGTGATAAAAATACCATAGCGAATATTTTGATTACCAAAGATGGACGCATTCAAATAAATGGAGCTCAAATTTTCCTTGGAAGAGCGACTGATGGTTCCCAAGAACCCGATTTGGATTCTGTTGAAGCAGGTCCAGAACCTTATCTGAAATACACAAAAGTAAAAGAAGCTGGTGAAAGCATTGCAGAAACAATCGAAAATCTACGATCTGACATGAGAAAAGAGATTGAAGCTGTGAGGGATCAAGTTGCCAATTTGCTTCAACAAGTAGGATTGGCTTTGCAAGCAAGTACATGTACTCCATATGGACCAGATAGTGGCGCCACAGCAGCAGCAAGCATTATCAGTGCTGGTTTGACAAATGTCAGAACGGCAAACAGTCAGCAAAAACCAAGTACGGACCAACATGTAAGTGACGGAAATACAAAAACGAAAAACAAGATTGACGAAGCACGTTCAAAACGCATCTTTGGAGAATGATAAATGGCAGAAGCAACAAAAAAGACATTGACAGAGGGTTTGAAAAAAGCTTCTGAAAAAACAAGAGAAAGAGCTATTGAAAAATCCAAATCTGGAAACTCTTCAACAAACCAATCTGCTGAGGAGATCAGGAGAAGAGCAGAACGGATTGCCACAGAGATTTTAGAGATTGATGCAAAAGAACGTGGTGAAGTGATTTATCAGTTTGTTGTAGATTATGTTGAAAACAGAATTGCTGAGCTGCGTGAAGAAATAAGAAGAACCGCTGGAAATTCTGTTCCAACGATTAGCGAGGTTTGATCATGTCAAGAATGAGTTTCAAAGATGTTGGAGTTGAGTATTCAAATAGAAATGAAAGTCTATCAAGACGAACACTAGAAATACCAATTGGAGTAAAAACTCCAGTTCGACTGGATTATTCCGGAAGAAGTTTCTTTGAGATGAATTATCTTCTCGGTGATCAAGTTGCTGACAATTTGAAAAACTTGGTTATGACCAATTGGGGTGAGCGCGTAGAGCTATACAATTTTGGGGCAAATCTAAGACCTTTGTGTTTTGAATTTCTCAATAAAGAAGATTTTGACAATCAGGCAATCGTTCGTATCAACTCAGCCATAACAAAATGGATGCCATTCGTCACTCCATTGTTCTATGAAAGTAAAATTGATAGAACAGATGTTGATGGAAGAATAGCAAAGGTGAAAATCATTCTTATTTATTCAGTGCCACAAGCTGCCATTTCGGAAGCGGTTGCTGAAGTGGTTATTTATGTTGGTGGTTGATTATGGCAGATAACAGCAAGAAAGATATCCTCAAAAGGATCAAAGAAAGAAAGTATCTAAACAAAGATTTTGATGGTTTCAAACGTGATCTTTTGGATTATGCGCGAACCTATTACAATGATGCAAACAGAGATTTCTCTGAAGCTTCATTCGGAGGAATGCTTCTTGATTTTGCATCTTACGTTGGGGACGTTTCTTCTTTCTATCTTGACCACCAATACCAAGAAACATTTACAGATAGTGCTGTAGAAAACAGAAACATTCAACGTCTGCTTGAAAAGGATGGAGTGAAAATAGTTGGGGCATCTCCAGCAGTTCTCAATGCAACATTCTTTATTGAAGTACCAGCAATCTCAGATCCAAATCCAAGACCAAATCCTGCTGCTCTTCCAATCCTCAGAGCCGGAACTGTGATTCGTTCAAATAATGGAGTAGAGTTCGAACTTGTTGAAGATATTGATTTCAGAGAAACAAACCCCAATGGTGTTCTGTTGGCAGAAGTCTCAATCGGACAATTGAACAGTTCAAATATTCCAACAACCTTCTTTTTGAAACGCAAAGAGATTTGTATTTCTGGACAAAGAGCTTCAGATAGTTTTTCTGTTGGAAGTTTTGAACCATTCAAAACCTTTACACTTTCCAAAGAAAATGTAACTGAAATAATCTCAGTTACAGATAGTCTTGGAAACGTATATTATGAAGTTGATGCTCTCAATGAAGATACAGTGTACAAAGCTGTGACGAACATTGCAAGTGACTTTGCAGATGTGCCAGACAATCTAATTCCAATTCCTGCGCCTTATAGATTTATTTCAAAGATGAATCTTCAAACCAGACTTACAACACTTACTTTTGGCGGTGGTTCTGCTGAGACTTTGAATGATGATATCATTCCGGATCCGAGTGAGTTTGCCGTGCCTCTCTATGGAAAGAGAACGTTTTCAAGGTTCTCCATCAATCCTGGAAATCTTTTGAAAACTACAACACTTGGTATTTTGGCACCAAACACTACGGTTACAGTCACATATCGTCATGGTGGCGGTCTAAATCACAACATTCCACGAAAGAGCATTTCTGGCGTTGTTCAAACAAGAATTACCTTTCCAGGCTCGCCTGATCCTGCCACAGCACAGTTTGTAAGATCATCGCTTGATGCTTCAAATGATGAAAAGGCTGGAGGAGGTGAGGATGCTCCGTCGATTGATGATTTGAAACTTCGAGCACCTTCCGTGAAAGCTTCTCAAGGAAGAATTGTTTCAAAGCCCGACTTGCTGGCAAGGCTTTATACAATGCCTTCCAATTTCGGTCGAGTTTTCCGAGCTTCCATTAGAAACAATCCTGACAATCCAATGGCATCGCAACTGTTTGTTGTTTCTAGAGATTCGAATGGACAATTAACAATCTCACCGGATGCCTTGAAAAAGAATATTCGAACCTTTCTTTCCACTTATCGAATAATCTCAGATGCAATTGACATTCTCGATGCTCAAATTATAAACATTGGAGTAGATTTCAGTATTGTTGTGGATCCTAGAGAAAACAAACAGATTGTTGTTCAAAACGTAGTCAAAAAACTGTCAGCATTCTTTCAACAAAAGAACTTTGATATTGATCAACCGCTCGTTCTTTCTGATCTTCACAACATCATCTTCAACAATCCTGGTGTTATTTCAGTTGACACAATCAATGTCAAAAACATAAACACAAGTGTTGGACAAAGAACATATTCAAATGTTCAGTTCAACGTTGAAGCAAACACTTCAAAGGGAATTGTTATTGGACCTCCGGGATCCATCTTTGAAGTAAAGTATAAGAATTTTGATCTACAGGGAACGGCTGTTTGATATGTACAGAATTTTATCATGTTCAAAAGATGCCTACATCACCTCAAAATACATTGCAGGAAGTAGGTCATTCAATGCAAATACTGGTCAAGCAGGAACAATTGACCTTTATAAACTATATGGCGAAACCAAGATCCTGAGCGGATCTACTGTAATCGATGATGAGATCGAACTTACAAGAGGTTTGTTGAAGTTTGATTTATCACCAATTGTTGCACTTACAAGTAGTATTCTGAACGTTGGAGATAATTCATTCAAGGCATATCTGCACATGAAAGATGTGTATGGAGGACAGACTACTCCATCAAACTTTACACTCGAAGTAATTCCAGTTTCAAAATCCTGGGATGAAGGACGAGGAAGAGACGTTATCTCATTTAGAGATAAAGATGCTGTGAATTGGTTGACAGCCTCAATAAACAATGGTACTTCCCTCTGGAATGAAGCTGGCGCAAATGCCAAGGGTTTGCTCGGTTCTAACAATATTGATTTGATCACTTCCGGTAATCTCGGTGTCGGTGTGCAATCGACCACAGCAAGTTTTGCTTTTGCCCGTGGAGATGAAGACCTTTTTGTTGAAGTCACTTCATTGGTTTCAGGAACGATTGTTGGTCTTCTTCCTGATCACGGCTGGAGAATTTCCTTTTCAAATCTTGAAGAAACTGACAACCAAACACGCTTTGTGAAGCGATTTGGATCAAAACAAGCAAACCCTGATCTTCAACCAAGACTTATCGTAAAATACGATGACGTTCTTCAAGATGACAATTCAAAAGCGTTGTTTGGTTCTATCCCAAACAACATCTTTCTTTACAACTCTCCAAATGGAATTTTCCAAAACTTCGTTCTTGCTGGAAATGAAGTTTCGGGAAGTAATTGTTTGTTGTTGGAACTTGTTGGAAGTAAATGGGTGAGTTACTGGACGAGTAGTTATAGCACAACTCATTCTGCATCCATAAACCATTTGACCAGATCGCTCTCAACGTTTACCCAGCAGTTCAGTGGTTCGTCTGTCTTAATTGGTTATGTTCCACTGACCGGATATTACTCGGCTTCTGTGGTTCTCGATCCAACAGCGAACTCAGAACTAAATGCCTTCCTATCTGGTTCAACAGATTTTTCTTTCACACCATATTGGAAGAGTTCAGACGCTTCTTATGTGTTCGCCACTGGCTCGGCAATTCAATTTTCTAGAAAAACAAGTACGATTTCCTCGCTGCCAAGTCAAAATGTTGTTGTGAGTATGTTCAATCTTCAGAACACGTACACCAGAGATCAGGTTGCTCGTCTGCGAGTGTTCGTACAGGATTATAGCGATTTCCTGGTGCCCTCTAAGTTTTCACGTGACCCGAAACCTTCTGTCAAAAAGAACATGTTTTGGAGAATGGTTGACGGCATTACAAAACAAGTCATCATTCCATTTGATGATGTTGCAACCAAAACATCATATGATGGAGATGGAAACTATTTTGATTTTTGGATGTCTGATTTAGTTTCTGGACAGGTTTATGAGTTTGAATTCAAAATTTCTGAAAACGGAAAAGATACACTAATTCAAAATAACGGATTTATTTTCAAGGTTTCTTGATGCCAAAAAACAACAACATTACATCTCTTCAGTTCAACAAACCATCATTGTTTGAACCAACGGTAATTCGTGGTATTACAAACGTGCAAGGTGATGCTGTTGTTTTGTCAAAGTATAACGCAGACGAGGTTTCTTCAACTTCTCTTTCGTCAACATCTTCTTTCAAATATGAACCAAATTTGGTAGGGTTGAAAAACACACAACAACTCAACATCTCATGGTCACAATTTGAGAATCACACATTTTTCAACTCGGCTCAAGTAAAGTCAAATGTCGCTTTTCAAAAGATAATTGACAGTTTCCCATTCGATGGAAACCGTGGAGAAATTGATGAATTTCTTGATAACCTAACAGGATTCGAACGTTGGGTCTTTGAAACAATGCCGAAGAACTGCACCTACCTTTTCTTCTCAGGAAGCAATGGAGAAGGTTCTGGAGGAACGTATGTTACAACTCAAGACATTGCAGGTGCAACATTTCCAAATGCATCTTCAAACACATCCGGTGACTCCATATTGATGCCTCAAAATAAGTCAATGACTTTTGAGTTTCAATTTTTCGCACCTTCACAATCAAATGATAATCAGTTCATTCTGAACAAAATTAGTGACAACTTTGGTTATGCAATCACTCTAAACTCGACAGCCTCAACAGACTATGGCTCTTCTACTTTGTTTGTTGTTTCTGGTGGTTACACAAACAGTACAACAATTGAGTTCAATAAGGGACAGTGGAATCATCTCGCATTTATCTGGAACAGAACACCGGGTAATCAACAAATTTATGGTTATGTAAACCAAGAATTGAATTCAACAAGTTCATTTGCAATCGAATTCAATTCATTTCCTCTGACCTCCTCAGTTCTTATCATTGGATCTGGTTCTTCTTTTTCTGGATTTACTCCTTCAAATACTTTGTCCGGAGCTATTGATGAATTTCGTGTTTGGCATGATATTAGAACAGTTGAAGAGTTGAAAAAGTTCTCAAAGAGAAATGTCTTTTCTGGAGATGATCTAAAACTTTACTATCGCTTCAATGAACCTTCCGGTTCTCAAACAAGATTGGTTCTGGATCATTCATCGAACAGCCTTCATGGCAACCTATCTCTTTCTGGATATCAACTAGGAGTTCGTGATATTCCGACAAGTTCAATTGCGGGTCCTTCCCCAATGACATTAGAGAAGCCTCTGTACAGCCCTGTGCTTTTTCCAAAATACACTCCATTGGTTGAGTTTGAAACAACCCTTCTCACCTCTGCAAGTTTTTTTGATCAGAACAATCCAAACCTTATTACACGCCTCATTCCTCAACATTATTTGTTGGAAGCTCAAGAGAGTTATGGATATGAAAATGAAGATGGAAATATCATTGATCCATTAATTTCTGGATCGAATCCTGGAACAACTCAAATGGGAGATACAACAGCAATGCTTTCAATGTTGTATCTTTGGGCAAAATTCTTTGATGAAATGAAGCTCTATTTGCAAGCATTTTCAAATGTTGTTGCAATTGATTACAATTCAATCGATACAGTTCCCAATGCACTTCTACAAGATTTTGCAAGAAGAGAAGGAATTGTACTTCCTCCATTATTCACCAATTCTTCAATCTCACAATTCATTGATGGAGATGATTTAGATACGGAATATTCCTCTGCTGAAAGTTCCTTACAATTTGTTCAAAACCAAATTTGGCGCCGTATTCTCGTAAATCTCAATAGTATTATGAGGTCAAAGGGAACTTTGCACTCGATCAAAGCGTTTTTGAGAACAGTTGGAATTGATCCTGACAATAACTTCCGTATTAGAGAATACGGTGGACCAAATAGAAGCCCACTAACATTTTCTAGAGAAACAAGATCGGAAAGTGCGATGATGTTGAACTTCCTTTCCGGAGGTTTCGTTCAAAGTTCATATTTGACCGCACCAAGAACAGAGCCAGGATACCCATACATTTCCGGTGATGCAGGAAACGATGCGCTTCTTACATCGGGTTCTTGGACAATAGAAGGAACATACAAATTCTCTCCACTTTCTGTTCAACTCTTCCCATCACAAAGTTTGATTAGATTTCTAACAACTGGCTCGTCAGCTCCTCAAGGAGTTGGACAAACATTGATGAATCTTGTTGCTGTAAATGGACAGGGTTTGTACCTTTATCAAAGTGATGATGTTGTTTCGAATGATTCACTTTTTCTTTCCGGAGCAGATATTTTTGATGGAGACAAATGGTACATTTCTTTTGGAAGACGAAGAAATGATGATGGATTGAATTCCACAATTTCTTCATCTTTCTTTATTCGTGCCGCCAAGCAGAACTTTGGCGAAGTTGAACAAGTTTTTCAAACTTCTTCTTTCCTAACTGCAACTGTTGGATCACCTCCACCATACATGCAGATCGATTCTACTTCAAATGTATCTGGAGCTTTCTTGGCAATTGGAAGTTCTTCAATTGATCAAACAGCCTATTTGGGAGCAGATGGAGATCAGACTTCTCTTACAACCAACTTTGCTGGAAAGGTTTCCTATCTACGTTTTTGGTCGAAATATTTGACTGACCACGAGTGGCTTGAACATGTACGAAATCCTTCCTCACTTGGTGTTGAAAATCCATCAAGTCAATTTGGTTTCGTTACAAATGTAAGTGGTTCTTGGCAAAAATTGAGAATGGATGTTTCGACAGATCAAGCCGTTACTCAATCAAACGTTACCGGAGAACTGGATCTCTTTGATTTTTCTCAGGGTGATTTTGGTTGGTCTGGTTCGGCTTTTCCTTTGACTTCAAGTGTCATCGTTCCAGAGATGTACTATTACAGCTACATTTCTCCAAAGTTTGATGAAGGAGTTTCTGTTGAAAAAATTCGCGTTCGTTCATTCCAAGATTTTCAAAATGTTGCATCTTCTTCAATAGCACAAACGGCACCTGTTTATTCCTTGCCGAGATCAGAAATACCGACCGACAACAATAAATTTTCTATAGATTTTTCTATTGTTGATGCACTCAATCAGGATATTGTAAAAATCTTTGCAACACTAAATGAACTTGACAACGTGATTGGAAATCCAGAACTGCAATTTTCCCCTGATTATCCAGGCTTGGACAACCTTCGATCAATCTATTTCAATCGACTTACAGGTCGAATGAATTTGAAATCTTTCTTTGAGTTTTACAAATGGTTTGATACTAACATTGGAATGTTTATTGAGCAACTCATTCCTCGTAGAACAAGATATAATGGAACAAACTTTGTTGTTGAAAGTCACATGTTGGAAAGACCAAAAGTTCAATACAAATATGAAGATGCTTATCTTGGTGACACAAATAGAGATGGATTGAAACCAACCATCCTTCTCCGCCTAATTGTTGGAGAGGTGAATAGGTATTGATATGAGTGTTTTTTCTGATAATGAATGGGAGTTTGCAACGGAATTTACTCCGTTCAATGATGCGACTGATTCCATTCTTGTTGCACGAGCAGTGTTGAAGTTTGAATCAACTCGTGAAGGAGTCAACACAAGACAAATTGATGCCTATCGTCAAGGTGTGGAACTTAGAGGATATCGTGAACTTTACGGAAGCTCTCAACCAAAACTTTGGTCTGGAAACATTCGTCATTACACAAGAACAAATCCAATTGGTCAAGCAAGATCATGGGTTGAATATGAAAACTCACTAATTTGGGAAGAACTTCCCGAATTCAACCCTGTTGCTTATTTGAGCTCTGGAGACAGTTACCCAACACCAATTTATTTCAATGATGGACCACAATCTGAGGAGGAGGCAATCATTGAACCGTTGACGATTCCTTACAGGAAAGACCATTCAGGTCCATTCTTTCCAAGACAAATTCATGGAACACTGGAAGATGGAAACAACTTTGAAACTCTTGATAGACGCTCAAATAGAATTGAACAGTTTATAGACTACCAAGATCCTCTTCAAGTAAGATATTTTCTTGATGAAGGTCAAGAGACTATGGGAGGCATAACCATTCATGGTTATGTTGCTTATCAAGAAACGTTGATTCGTCCTTGGGACGAAACTAAGGATGAAGAAATTGTAAAACAGATCAATACCACAAATTCAGATTTCATTTCTGTGCTGAATCGCCTGGATTTTGATTTGAGCGAAGACATTCGACAGAAATTTACAGTAAAATCAACTACAGCAGGAACCATTATCGATGCTGGTAATGCAAGATATGGTACCGATTCGATCGCATATGCCGGTCTTTTGAGAGGGTGAAGAATGCCACGTTCAAACAAACGAAGTAGAGCAAAGGGTTTGCCTCCGCGTCTACAACTTCAAAACAGAGAGAATGCCGGATCTTCAACAAACACATTTTGGGACGATCGAAGTGCCATTACTTTTGCGACTTATCCTTCAAGTTCAAATACTTGGAAAGATGATTTGTGGCTTTACTTCAAAATGAATAGTGATAATTCCCTTTCGGAAAGAATTGGAAATCCCGGAACAAAATCTTTTGAACAAAACTTCAAAGTTGAATATTTTTCTCCAAGTTTCTTGCCGAGGTGTTTGAGTGTGCAAGCTGAAGAAGCTTTGGTTTCCGGAAGTGTTTTCCTGTATCAGCAGTTTACACAAATAACAACAAGTATTCAAAGAAATCAATATCCGGATTACGCATACACAAAAGACGATTTAGGATTGAACTTCAATTCTTTTGGAAAACTTGATCGTACCCCTCGTTTTTTTTGGAATAATCATGAAGATAATGACAATTTCAATATTCAATTCATAAACACAGAAGATCAAATCGATCTATCCAGATCTGATTTGAGTTTCACTGTTTGGGTAAAACCTGAAGAAGCCTTCGGTGATGGAGAAGGATATATTATTTATCGCACCGACGAATTCAACATTCAAATGGGAGGTGTAGAAGCGGGAGGAGCATCACCTTATGTTGCTTTCGTTGTTGTCGATTCTAATTCCGGCGGCTCTATTTCTATAATCAAAAATCTTCCAAGATTTTCTTCAAATCAAAATGACTGGATGCATATTGCAGCCGTTTATCATTCCGG